GCGGGTTTTGTGATCATGGTCAAGGTATACGGGTGAGCATATTGGAAAAAGTACTTTGGGCTGTTTTGATTAGTGGTATTGCAGGGCCGACGTTCCTGTTTGCTGCTAGTTACTGGCTAGACCTGCCATGATTATGGCGTTTTTGCTCATTGTTGTCGTAGACAACGCTCAAATCGAAGAACGGTTTTTCTTTCGCACGATTGACCGGTGTAATTTTTTTGCACATATGATTGAGTCGGGGCAGTATAAAATGGTGCAAAATAATAGAATGTCATCACAGCAGAACGTGACCGCGTACTGCATACCAAAATTCGCGCAACCCAACACACGGTTCTGGGATTGATCATGGCAGCAAAACGACTTTCAGAGGACAGTGAGTATGCCGAATTTGACTCAAATTCCGACGGCATATTGAGCGATGACGAGATCGAGACAAGCAAAGAGTTGTTGGAACTTCGGTTATACCATGAACGAGCAGATGCACAGCGCGGTATGAGTTGGTTTGCTCTGTGGGGAATGTTGTTATACCCATCTCTCGTCGTTGCGTCTGAGTTCTTTGGACTATCGCAGGCCGCAAAAATTTTAGGCGATATGGCGGCGGTCTATTTTGTATCCGTTGCAGGCATTTTGGCGGCATTTTTTGGAGCGCAGGCTTGGTCTAGCAGGAGATGAGATGTACCACTACAAAGCCGTGTTAGTCCGCGTTATCGATGGAGACACCATCGATGTGGACATTGATCTAGGGTTTGATGTTTGGCTAAAGAAACAACGCATAAGGCTGGCAGGAATTGATTCGCCCGAATGTCGCACTCGGAATAAATTTGAAAAAGCTTTAGGCTTGGCTGCTAAAGAACGTCTTATAGAGCTTTGTTCTGCTGAAATGCAAATAGAATCTCTCGGCAAAGGTAAATACGGGCGCATTTTGGGCATACCAAAAACAGCCGATGGCACCAGCATGTGTCAGATACTTATAGATGAAGGACATGCGGTAGAGTACTGGGGCGGCAAGAAAGTTAAAGTTTGGGCGTAACTACTCAAAAAATAAGGAGAAAAGCATGAGCCTATTGGCATCTCTCGTCGGCCCCGTAACTGGGCTACTGGATAAATTTATACCTGACGCTGACACTAAGAATGCTCTTGCCCACGAAATCGCGACTATGTCAGAGCGTCACGCTCAACAGATTGCGCTGGAGCAGATCGAGGTTCTCAAGCTAGATGCTAAGGGCAACTGGTTTCAATCGTCGTGGAGACCCTTAGCGGGCTATACATGCGTGTTGGGGCTGATGGTTAACTTCTTGATCTCGCCTATCGCAGCGGGGTTTGGATTAATCATCCCTCAGGCCGATGCTGGCGTGATGATGCCTTTACTTCTTGGCATGTTAGGTTTGGGCGGTGCCAGATCATTTGAGCGCGTTAAAGGTGTTGGCAAATAATGCGAGTAACAAGCAGCGAGGGCATTGCCCTCATCAAGAAGTTTGAAGGCTGTGAGCTTGAGGCTTACCAGTGCTCGGCAGACGTGTGGACGATTGGCTACGGCCACACCTCGGGCGTTGCAGAGGGCGACACCTGCACGGCAGAAGATGCAGAATCGATGCTCACTGAAGACCTACAAAAGTTCGAGGGGTATGTGAATGACCTTGTCGATGTTGATCTCACGCAGAACCAGTTCGATGCACTGGTTGCATGGACATACAACCTCGGCCCCGGCGCTTTGAAAGAATCGACCTTGCTACGCAAGCTCAATGACGGTGACTACAAAGATGCGCCCTATCAAATAAAACGCTGGAATCGAGCAGGCGGAAAGGTGCTAGACGGTTTGGTTAGGCGACGTGAAGCAGAAGCTCTGCTGTTTAAGGGAGAGCCTTGGGAAGATGTCTGAGCTATCGCTCAAAGACTTTGAGATTTTATCGGAGCAGGATCAGAACGAAGCCTTGGCGCTGTTGTCTCGCTACGATCAGATGGAAACGCAGGACAAGTGCCAGAACGACTTCATCGAGTTTGTTAAGCATATGTGGCCCGAATGCATATTGGGCCGTCATCACAAAATCATTGGCGACAAGTTTAACAAGATAGCGCAGGGCAAACTCAAGCGTCTAATTGTCTGCCTGCCTCCTCGACACTCCAAATCAGAGTTTGCAAGCACCTACTTCCCTGCGTGGATGATGGGCCGAAAGGGTGATTTAAAGATCATTCAAACCACGCACACCGCTGAGCTGGCGGTCAGATTCGGCAGAAAGGTGCGAAACATCATCGACTCTGATGACTATTCGCAGGTGTTTCCAGACCTGCAATTGCAGGCTGACAACAAGTCTGCTGGCCGATGGACAACCAACCAAGATGGCGAATCTTTCTACGCAGGCGTTGGCGGTGCGATCACAGGTCGCGGCGCTGACCTTTTGATCATTGACGATCCGCACTCTGAGCAAGACGCGCTGTCGCCTACCGCGATGGAATCGGCTTACGAGTGGTACACATCTGGCCCTCGTCAGCGTTTACAGCCGGGCGGGACAATCATCATCGTAATGACTCGGTGGTCACAAAAAGACTTGGTTGCCAAGGTTTTGAAGAAGCAGGGTGATGATCACGCCGATCAGTGGGAAGTGATCGAGTTCCCTGCAATTATGCCCGAATCTGATACCCCGCTATGGCCTGAGTTTTGGAAGAAAGAAGAGCTGCTGTCGGTAAAGGCGTCCCTGCCGATTAGCAAGTGGAATGCTCAATGGATGCAAAATCCAACGGCAGAAGCTGGCTCTATCGTGAAACGTGAGTGGTGGCGCAAGTGGGAGAAGGACTGGGTGCCGTCATACGAATACGTCATCCAGAGCTATGACACCGCCTTTAGCAAGAAAGAAACCGCAGACTACTCAGCCATCACCACATGGGCGATATTTCAGTCGCCAGATGACAACGTACAAGCAATCATCTTGCTCGACGCCAAAAGAGTCAGATTGGACTTTCCAGAGCTAAAACGGCTTGCTTACGACGAGTATAAATATTGGGAGCCAGACTGCATTTTGATCGAGGCCAAGGCCAGTGGTACACCCTTGACTCAAGAGCTTCGGCGCATGGGCATCCCAGTGACGGCCTATACACCGTCAAGAGGTCAAGATAAGATCGCACGAATGAACAGCGTTGCGCCGATTTTTGAGTCGGGCATGGTTTGGGCACCAGACGAAGGATTTGCCGAAGAGGTCGTTGAAGAGATGGCAAGTTTCCCGTTTGGCGATAACGACGATTACTGTGACTCGGCAACGATGGCGCTGATGCGCTTTCGTCAGGGCGGTTTCTTGAGTTTGCAAGACGATTACCCTGAAGAGGTGCAGCTCCTACGACCCAATAGACAGGTTTACTACTAATGGCAATTGAGAAAAAAGGCTTAGGCACAGAGAACGATCCTGATGTGATGCCGATGGGCAGCGCAATGGAGATCGAGCCTGAGATGACTCGTAACGACGAGATTCGCAACGCAGCCGAGATATTGGTGCGTGAAGAAGAAATTCTGGTCGATGATGAGATTGATGCGGTAGAAGAGCAGGTGGCTACCGATTTCAACGCCAATCTGGTTGATTTTATCTCAAACAGTGATTTATCCAAGCTTGCCAGCGACGTAATCGGCTCGATCAAGGCTGATAAAGAAAGCCGAAGCGAGTGGGAAAAGACCTACACAGATGGCCTGAAGTATCTTGGCATGAAGTTCGATGAGTCTCGAAGCCAGCCGTTTGAGGGGTCTTCTGGTGTCATTCACCCGATCCTAGCCGAGTCTGTCACGCAGTTTCAGGCTCAGGCTTATAAAGAGTTATTGCCAGCCAAAGGGCCAGTCAAGACTGAGATTGTTGGTGTACGCAGCCCAGAAGTCGAAATGCAGGCTGGTCGAGTCCAAGACTTCATGAACTACTACATCATGAATATCATGCAGGAATACGATCCAGAGCTGGATATGTTGCTGTTTTATCTACCTCTGGCTGGCTCGGCGTTTAAGAAAGTTTACTTCGACACAGGCTCAAGCCGCGCAATGAGCAAGTTCATTGAGCCTCAAGACCTTGTGGTTCCTTACGAAGCTCCTGATCTGTTCTCGGCTGAACGTGTCACGCACGTCCTTAACATGAGCCGCAACGAGATCAAAAAGCAGCAGCTCAGCGGATTCTATGCCGATGTCGAGTTGAAAGGCGGCTCGATGACCGTAAGCCGAAGCGACATCGAGGAGCAGATTGACGAGATTGAGGGCATGGAGCCTTCTTATCAAGAAGACCGAGACCACGTTGTCTTCGAGACACACACCATTCTTGATATACCCGGCTTTGAAGACATAGGTGAAGACGGTGAGCCTACGGGCCTGAAGTTGCCGTACATCGTCACGATTGACGAGCAGAGCCAGAAGGTTTTGTCGATTCGACGCAATTACATCGAGACTGACCCCCGCAAGGCCAAGATAAACTTCTTTGTGCAGTACAAGTTTTTACCGGGCCTCGGCTTTTACGGTCTAGGCTTGAGCCACATGATTGGCGGCATCTCAAAGTCGGCCACGTCCATCCTGCGACAGCTCATTGACGCAGGCACTTTGGCTAATCTGCCAGCAGGTTTCAAAGCTCGCGGCATGCGTATTCGTGACGAGGACAGCCCTTTACAACCGGGCGAGTTCCGCGACATTGACACCACAGGCGCGTCCCTGCGCGAGAACCTGATACCCCTGCCGATCAAAGAACCCAGCAACGTGCTCATGCAGCTCCTAGGACTGCTTGTGGAGTCTGGTAAGCGGTTTGCGTCGATAGCCGACATGAATGTCGGTGACATGAATCAAGCCATGCCAGTGGGCACCACAGTGGCTCTGCTGGAGCGCGGCACTAAGGTGATGAGCGCGATTCACAAGCGCCTGCATTACAGCCAGAAGCTTGAGTTTCAATTGCTTGCTAAGGTATTTGCCGAGTATCTGCCACCCAGCTACCCGTATGTTTCACGCAATGGCCCCCAAGAGATCATGGGTGAGGACTTCGATGGCCGAGTTGATGTCATCCCTGTGTCAGATCCCAACATCTTCAGCCAGTCACAGCGAATCACAATGGCTCAAGAGCTTCTGACGATGGTTCAGTCTAACCCTGAGATACACGGGCCACAGGGCATCTATGAGGCTTATCGGCGCATGTATTCGGCTCTCGGTGTTGATGATGTGGATAGCCTTATTCAGCCTCCACCCCCGCCACCACAGCCTACGCCTGTAGA